GAAATGTTGCTCGTCTAAGAGCCGAAGAAGAGCGTAAAGCAACAGAACAACGAGCAATAGATTCTGCTGAAGCAACAAGACAACTTGAGGCACAACGAGTAGCACAAGAAGCCGCAGCAACCGCAGCAGCAGGCATACAGTCTACTATTGATACCATTGCTGGCTTAAAAGAAGAATTAATGTTGCTTGGTCTTACAGAAAGACAACAACAAGTTTACAATGCTACCAAACAAGCAGGCGCCAACGCAACACTAGAAGAACTATCGTTAATACAATCATTGGCTGGTGAGTTGTACGACTTAACAGAAATACGCGAACAAGATGCTGCTGCTACTGAAGCACAAGTACAAGCACAACAAGAAATGAATCAGGCTATCGCACAGTTAACTGAAAGTTATCAAGATGCAATCTCTGGTGCAGAAGCGTTTGTTAAAAATAAAGAAAGTGAATATCAATTTCAAAATCAAATTAACGAAACATATGGCGCTGCTCGTGATTTCTTAGAACAAATGGCAGAGTTTGATCAAGAAAGAATTAGCAACTTAGAACAATTAAAAGTTGCCGCAGAAGCAGCCGCTGCTAGTGGTGTAACTGGCGCAATGGCAGAGTATGATGCTGCTGTTCAATTGTATGACTTAAAACGCAAACAGTTTGAAGAGTTAGCAAGACTACAAGCAGAATTAAACAACAGTGCTACAAAAGGTGCTAAAGATGCTATGGCAAATATTGGTGCTCAATTTACACCATATCAAATGGCACAAGAGGCTATCCAAGATGGTTGGAATAAAATAGGATCAGCAGTTGATAATTTTATAGAAACAGGTAAGTTTAGTTTCAAAGACTTTGCTCGTTCTGTTATCGCTGACTTAGGTGCTATGATTGCTAAAGCAATGATCTTTAACGCAATCAAAACAGTATTTGGTTCTTTTGGCATACCCGGATTAGCAGCAGGTGGCCCAGCACAAGCAGGCAAACCTTATATGGTTGGTGAGCAAGGTCCTGAATTGTTTGTACCAAAACAATCTGGTACAGTTATTCCTAACAATAAATTAGGTTCAGGTACAGGTTCACAAGCACAACCCACTAATGTTACAAACAATGTATACAACATAAGTGCTGTAGATGCTAAATCAGTAGCGCAATTGTTTTATGAAAACAGAAAAACTATGTTAGGTACTATGAACATAGCACAAAAAGAATTACCATACAGTATGGGCTAATAGGATATTAACATGGCTGGATTACAAACAATAATTAACGCATCTTCTGGTATAACGATTAATCGTAGAAAGGTAGTTGGTGTACAAATTACAAGCAATCAAATACCAAGAACAAGTTTGACACCTACTCGTGTGCCTTGGAGATTTACGATAGACATGCCTGCTTCATTACCCTGGTGGAACAATCGTGCCTTAGTAGAATTTTTAGATAACATTGATCGTTACTCACCTCAAGTAGTTAACTTTAGTGATACTTGTTTATCATGGTTATTTAGATATCAAGGTGCTATGACAAGTGGTATGATCTCAGGATTAACAGTAAGTGCTTTTGCTGGTAATCAAATGACATTATCAGGCTTAACTGCCGCTGGTGTTACAAATGGTACTGTGATGTTTTTAGCAAATGATTTGATTCAGATAGGAACAAATCCATATCCTTTTACAGCAGTAAATACAGTAACTGCTACATCGTCTAATACAATTACTTTTGAAGTTAACAGACCAAACTTTTTAACATCATTTAGTGGTCAAGGCATCACAGTTGGTCCTGCTTGTAACTTTAATGTCTTTTGTCCTAACATGCCAACTTACAAACTATTGCCTGGTGCTTATTATAAGTACGATGGCCCAAGTGGCAGCGGCACAATTAATAACGCACGAATAGAATTTACTGATGCGTTTGAACTATACGAATTTACAGGTCAAGCATAACATGCAGAGTATACCACAAGTTGCTAACAATGCTACACAAATAAACAATGCAGAATTTGTAAAGATTACTGTATTCAATGACTATGCTAACATTGCCAATGTAAATGTTTACGCTTTATCAAGTTCATATAAAAATGAAACAATAACTGGTACTACTTACAGTCCAGTTGGTGGCTTGTTAGGTGTTGGTGCACAAAATCGTAACTTACGAGTAACACAAGGCGACACTAACATTACTATATCTGGTATAGATGGTAATAACATTGGTCTTGTACTTGACTCTAAGATAAGAGGTAGTGAAGTAGAAGTTACTAGAGGTTTTTATAACGCAAACTTTATATTAACCAATACTTACCCAAGATTTACTGGTATCATTACTTCATACGCACTTGAACAAGATAGAATAAACGACATAGACAATTACACTATTACATTGTCAGCATCAAGTTATAAAACTGTTTTAGAAAATCGCATTGCTGGAAGAAAAACAAACAAAGAAAGTTGGCGTTTCTTTAATCCAAGTGACGCATCAATGGACAATGTTTATGCCATATCAGGTGTACAATTTGACTTTGGTCAAGACCCTAAAGGTAAGAATGTTGTTCCAGGATCAGGATCAGTTGGTGGTAGTGCTGGTGATGAATTCAATGACTTTATAAGATACGAGAGCAATTAATGAACATAAGATTAGCAAATAAATTTGACTTACCATATTTTATAGAGTCAGTTAAAAAATTACACAACTATGATCACAATCAATGGTCTAGTGATTTAGCCGTAGATGATCTACACATAAACAAATTGTTTCAAACATTAATAAATGGTATGGGCATAGTTTATGTTGCTGAAAAAGACAACAAGCCTGTAGGTATGATCGCAGGTATAATTACACCCTTTATGTGGGCACCTAATGTTAACATGATGTATCAAATATTATTTCATGTAGAGCAAGTTACAAATGCTAAAAAGATTGGTTATAAGTTAATAGAAACATACAACAAAGCAGGCAATGAACTTATGGAAAACAAAAGAATTTATAAATATGCCTTTACAGTAAGCGAGCCAATGTTTGATTTAAATTTAGAAAAGTTTAACTATAATCTAATAGAAAAAACTTGGTTGGTAGGAGCATAACATGCCACAGTTAATTATACCAGTTTTAGCCGCAATAGGAATAACAGGAACAGCAGCAGTCGTAGGTGCTTATGTATTAACTGCCGCAGTAACTCTTGGTGCTACACGCTTAATTACTAAACGAGCACTAAAGAAAGCAATGGCAGGAGGCGAAGGTGGAGGTAGAGTACAAATACCCCCAGCAACAGATAACAAAATACCTGTTGTATATGGATCTGCCTTTCTTGGTGGACCAATCATTGATGCTTTTCTTACATCAGATCAAAAGACAATGTATTATGTCATTGCGCTTGCTGAAAAAACTGACAACGGTACGATATCATATGGTGATATATTTTATGATGGTAAGTTAGTAACACTGGTATCTGATGGAGCAGGCGGCACAACTCGCGTTCAAAGTTTAACTACTAACTCACCTACTCCACAAGTTGATCCAAGAGTAGATGGCAAAATATTTATGTACTTTTACAACAACGGAAGTACAAGCCCTACTAACACTACACTAAATGCTTATGATGTAATGCCATCTTGGACATCAAGCAATTCTATGACTAACTGTGCGTTTGTTATAGTACAAGTTACATATAACACTGACGCTTCTACAACTTCATTGGGCGCTGTTACCGCACAAGTAATTAACACTGAATCAGGACAATCAACTGGTGTTTATAGACCCGGTACAGCAATTTCTGATTACTTACAAAATAGTAGATATGGTTGTGCTGTACCAAGTGCTAAAGTTAATGCTGCATCATTAAGCGCATTAAACACTTATAGTGATCAAACAATTACTTATGTACCAGTTGGTGGTGGATCAGCAACACAAGCAAGATATCGTATTAATGGTCCATTAGATACTGGCACAAATTGTTTAGAAAACTTACAAATACTAGTTGATAGTTGCGACTCTTGGCTACAATACAGTGAACTGTCAGGTGAATGGAAAGTTGTAATCAACAGACCCTACACTGATACACCATTTGTTGTAAATGACAGTAACTTGATTGGTGGTATACAAATAAGTCCATTAGACTTGAACGACACATTCAATGAACTTGAAGTAGCGTATCCAAACTTTAACATTAAAGATCAAGCAGACTACCAAGTACTTGAGTTAGCAGATTACCAAATTGGATTGTTGTCACCAAATGAAGCAATTAACAGACTTAACATTACTTATCCTGTTGTTAACAATGCTGTACAAGCAAAATACTTGGGTGTGCGCAGACTGTTACAGTCACGCGAAGACTTAATAATATCATTTGGTACTGACTTTTCTGGTATCCAAGTAGAAGCAGGTGATGTAATTTCTGTTACTCATGCTACATATGGTTGGGTAAACAAACTGTTTAGAGTATCACAAGTTGCTGAACAAAAAGATTTAGATGGTAATTTAAGCGCACAAATGGTAGCGTTTGAATACAACGCAACAATTTACAACGACAACGCAATTCAAGATTTCGTACCTGCTTATAACACTGGTTTGTTGAACCCTAATGTATTTGACGCTCCAACTGCGCCTATTATTACTGATGGAATAATATCTAACGCATCTACTACAAGTTTCAATGTAACATCTACTGTGCCCTCAAATGGCGCAATCATTTACATGGATTTTAACTATGGTAATTCAAGTAATACGCAACAGCATTTATTATATCGCACAGTTCAACCCGGTCCTGGAACTACCTTTGTTGCTAACAGTAACATTACTATCAATGTAAACGATATACCTGCAGGCAATGTGTATTGGTCTGCTACAGCGCGTAATGACTTTGCTGGTAGACAATCTAACGCAAGTAATGTGTATGTATGGACTGGCCCCGCTGTATCAAATTATAATGGTAACACAGGAGTGGGTGGTATTACTGCTGCTCAGTTACAACCAAATGTTATTGGTCCTAATTCGTTTGGTCCTAATATACAACCAATTAATGTTGTTAACTCGCTACCAAATACTTGCTCTAATTTAACAATAGGATCTACAGTATACTTAACTACTGATGAAAAATTATATATTTGCGATGGTACAAGTTTTAAAGCCGTAGCAAGTAACAACTTAATCACTGGTGAAATCGTAGCATCACAAATTGCCAATGTATTTGGTAACACAATCACTGGTACGATTAGCAACGCTGGCTTTCCAAGTGCTAATTTGATTGGTAACATTGTAGCATCACAAATAACAAGCATTGCTAACACACAAATTACTGGTAACATTGTAGCAAACGCAATTGCTAACACAGGTATTATTGGTGACATCGTATCTTCACAAATTGCTAATGCTGCTATTACAAGTGATAAGTTAGCAGCAAACTCAGTGATCGCTGGTAAAATATTTGCCAACGCAGTAACAGCAATTACAATTGCTACTGACGCAGTTACATCTGATAAAATTATAGCAAACGCAATCGTAGCAAATAAAATTCAAGCAGGTGCTGTAGAATCAGATAAAATATTAACAAACGCAGTTACATCTGACAAGATATTAGCCAACGCAATTATAGCAGGTAAAATTGCTGTTGATGCTGTAGGCGCAAATCAAATATTAGCAAACGCAATTACTGCTGTAAAGATTAATGCCAACGCAGTTACTACAGATAAAATTGAAGCAAACGCAATAACTACAAGCAAAATAACAGCAGGCGCAATTACAGCAGGTTTGATTGCTGCCAATGCTGTTGCTGTTGATAA